TGGAGGACTCTCTCGCTGCGGCTGCGAATAATGCGGCAGTCGAAGGGGCAGACGCATCAATGGCGACACTCACAGACGCTGTTGAACGCACTAACAACACCCAGATCTTGACCAAAGCGTTTCAGGTTTCTGCAACTGCAGACGCCATTGCAACCTACGGTCGGGCCAAGGAAACTGCGTATCAACTCGGAAAGGCTCTTAAAGAGATTAAAAGAGACCTAGAAAGAGCATACGTTGGTGTGGACAATGCGGCTGTGACTGGGACAAGCTCTGTCGCCCGTGAGATGGCTTCTGCAACTCAGCAGATCACCAACTCAACGGACGCCGGTGCTAACGCCACTGACGCACTGACAGAAGCCAAGCTTCTGACTGCTGGTCAGTCTGCGTATAACGCAGGGTCAGATCCAACAGTCTTCATGATCAAACCGGCAGACAGCCAGATTGTTGCGAACTTCGCAGCAGCCTCTGGTCGGAACCGTGAGTTTGCGTCAACGAAGTCTCTCGTTAACGTGATCGATCTGTACGTTGAAGCGGTTAGCGTACATTAAACCTAGTGAACTCAGGGGAAGCCTAAGTCATCAGATATGGTAATCCTGAGCCAAGCCCTAAAGTTTAGGGAAGGTGCAACGACTATTCCGTAAGGAAGTACACTCAAGTGAGTGGAAGCGCTAGGCACTGCAAAAAGCGGTGATGATATAGTCTCATCTCATGTGAAAACATGAGCAGCCGAAAGGCGGTCTAGTATTAACGACACTAGGCGAAGATGCCATGTAGCCCATATGGCGAATACAAGGTCGTATTGAACCGTCACCAGTTGACGACACACGCCTTCTTGATCGACCCAACGATGTGGCGTTCTTGTACGCTCCGTCCATTCTCCCGCACACTTCTTGCGAAGAACGGCGACAGCGACAAGCACTTCATCGTCGGCGAGATGTCACTGAAGCACATGAACTTCGGTGCAGATCACATGATCACAGGTCTCTCATAAGACCTGCTGACTAAGATTGAGGGTCGCCCCCACTTAAAGCACATTTCCCGCTCTCCTTTGTGTGCTTTCGAGGGGCGGCTCTCTTTACTTCTAAAAGGAGACATCATGTCAATTGATGATAAATCTGAAGACCCTATCGTAAGTGGCGATAGGGCCGATATCGAACGCTCGCTGCTTGGGGTCAACACCCAGTACCTGCAGCAAGGCGATGATGTCGTAAGGAAACACACCCAGCATATCACACAAGCTTTCCTCGATGATCTGAAGGACAGCCGCAACGCATCTGATGATGTGCGCGAGAGTGAGATGATGCGTGTCGCCAGCATCCCTGTGGCGGTCCATGAGCAATGGCTGCGCGAGGGTTTTGACCTCTATCAGGCGACAGGAGCAGAGATCGTAAAGAGGCTGAGAGATCAGAACCTCGATTACTTCATGGCAACGAACAAAAGGATTGGCTGAGATGGCATACGGATCTAAAAAGAGCGGCGGTGGCTTCAAGCCGTGCAAAACGTGTAAGACCCCCGGCACATGTCGTTTGGCTGGGAAGTGCTTGAAGAAAGAGAGCATGTGACATGTCTAAAGGTCTTTACGCCAACATCCATGCAAAACGTAAGCGTGGCGAGCCTATGCGAAAGAAGGGTGCCAAGGATGCTCCCACGGATGCTGCTTTTCGTGCAGCAGCAAAGACAGCAAAGAAAAAGCCTGCCAAGAAAAGGTATTAAGACATGAACAAAGGTGCCATCAGGAGCCACTTCAAGGCGCTCCTAAACCGCTCTGACTGTAGTGACGCTCTCGCTGACACCTTCATGGACCAGAGTATCGCACGTATCCAGAGAACACTTCGGATACCCTCGATGGAGAAGCAGGCCAGCTATACAATATCTGCATCCACGACTTTCATAACTTTGCCTGACGACTTCCTTGAGATCATTGATCTGTATTACGACAAGACAAGTCTCAGCCGTGTGCCTATGAACGAGATCCTGACGTTTAAAGACGGGGGAGAACAGGGGACACCTAAGTTCTTTTGTCGTGAAGATGAGACGCTTCTTATCTATCCGCACCCCTCCTCTGGTTCAGTCAAACTTAATTACTATGGTCAGTTCGCAAACATGACGGCTGACAGCGACGAAAACGCACTGGCACTGACATCAAGTGATCTCATTATCTACGGGATGCTGACCTATGCATCTGATTATTACTTAGATGAGCGTGGGCCTCTCTTTGAGCAGAAATACCAGATGTTCATCGCAGAGACACAAGAGCAGGCAAACGATGCAGAGACCGCTGGGACCGTCCAAGCTATGCGCCCAACGACAGCCTATGAGGACTAAACATAATGGCTAAGACGAGCTTTTTCTCAGGCACTGGCACAAACGTGACTGAAGTCGATGCTATTGATTCCATCAAGACTGAGGCACAAACTGCAGCAACCAACGCAGCCGCCAGTGCCTCTAGCGCAGCTTCGTCGGCGTCCGAAGCATTGAGCCACAAGAATGCTATTACAAGTCTCACAGTCGCCACAGGGGCGGCAGGGTCTTCTGTCATTTACGACAGTTCAACAGGTCTTCTGACAGTGCCTCGCGGCGACACTGGTGCAACTGGTGCGACCGGCGCTACAGGTGACACAGGACCTCAGGGTCCCACGGGTGCTACAGGACCACAAGGCGCCACAGGAGCTACAGGCCCTCAAGGCGATACTGGAGCCACAGGTCCTCAAGGCGATACTGGAGCCACAGGTCCTCAAGGCGCTACCGGTGCTACAGGACCTCAGGGAGCCACTGGTGCTACGGGTGCTGGCTTTACTGGGGGCAGCTACAACACCTCAACTGGTATTGTAACTTTTACATCTAATGATGGACTAGGGTTCTCAACAAGCGACCTCAGAGGGGCTACAGGAGCCACTGGCGCGACCGGTGCAACAGGTCCTCAGGGTCCCCAAGGTGATACTGGAGCTACGGGTCCCCAAGGTGCGACCGGTGCTACAGGACCTCAGGGGGCTACGGGAGCTACGGGGGCGACAGGTCCTCAAGGTGATGCATTTACTTACAGTGATTTTACTGCAGCACAGTTGGCTGCGCTGACAGGACCTACAGGTGCTACGGGGGCCACTGGAGCTACTGGTGACGGCTTTACTGGGGGCAGCTATAACACCTCAACTGGTATTGTAACTTTTACATCTAATGATGGACTAGGGTTCTCAACAAGCGACCTTCGTGGGGCCACAGGTGCGACAGGTGCCACAGGTGCTACCGGAGCTACCGGTCCTCAAGGAGCTACCGGTCCTCAAGGAGCTACAGGTGCTCAAGGAGCTACAGGCGCTACCGGCGCTGGCTTCACTGGTGGCAGCTATAATACATCCACAGGTATTGTAACTTTCACATCTGATGATGGTCTTGGTTTTACTACAAGCGACCTTCGTGGAGCTACAGGTGCTACGGGTGCTACAGGGGCTACTGGAGCTACAGGTCCTCAAGGTGCCACAGGTGCTACCGGAGATGGGTTTACTGGTGGTAGTTATAACACCTCAACAGGTGTCGTCACTTTCACATCTGATGATGGTCTTGGTTTTACTACAAGCGACCTTAGAGGAGCTACAGGTGCGACAGGTGCCACAGGTGCTACAGGCCCCCAAGGTGCAACAGGTGCGACAGGTGCCACAGGTGCTACCGGAGATGGGTTTACTGGTGGTAGTTATAACGCCTCAACCGGTGTCGTTACTTTCACATCTAATGATGGACTAGGGTTTAGTACAGGTGACATTAGAGGTGCTACAGGCGCTACAGGTGCTACAGGACCTCAGGGTGACACAGGTGCGACAGGGGCTACTGGCCCCCAAGGTGCAACAGGCGCTACAGGTGCAACTGGCGATGGTTTTACCGGCGGGAGCTATAACACCTCAACCGGTGTTGTTACTTTTACATCTAATGATGGACTAGGGTTTAGTACAGGTGACCTTAGAGGGGCTACAGGGGCCACCGGTGCAACTGGAGCTACAGGGCCTCAGGGTGCTACAGGTGCGACAGGGCCACAAGGAGACACAGGGGCTACTGGCGCTGCTGGTACTGCAGCCACGATATCTGTTGGTACAACCTCAGTCAGTGGCCTGTCTGCTGGTTCATCCCCAACGGTGTCAATCAGCAACTCTGGTACATCATCATCAGCCACTTTTGATTTTACTTTTGGTGTCCCTGCCGGTGCTACGGGTGCTACGGGTGCTACTGGTGCAACCGGGGCTACAGGACCTCAGGGTCCTGCAGGGGCTGATGGGGCCGATGGGTCTGATGCGACTGTAAATGCAACAAACGTGGCGGCGGCTGGCGCTGCTATGACTGCAAATAACCTGTCTGATCTGGCTAGTGCAGCCACCTCAAGAACCAACCTTGGTCTGGGTACAGCAGCGACCGCTGCAACGACTGACTTCGAACCTGCTGGCACAAGTGTGGCACTGGCAATTGCGTTAGGATAAAAACAAATGGCAAACATATTCAAAGTTGTAACCAAGGCAGGGGTGACAACGCTTGACGACATCTACACTGTAGCTGCCTCTACAACCACAGTTGTTATTGGTCTTGTCTTAGGGAACACCACAGGCAGTCAGGTAACAGCTACCGTCACACTGTCATCTGACACCGCTGGTCGTGCAGGTAACAACGACGAAGCTAACCAAGACGTAGAGATTGTTACCTCAATACCTATTCCAGCCAACTCTTCTCTGTCTGTCCTAGACGGTAAGATCGTCATGGAAGCAACGGACATCCTTAAAGTCTCAGCTTCTGGTGCAACTGATGTTATCCTGAGTATCTTGGAGCAAACCTAATGGCTGGCTACATTGGTCGAAATAACGGCGGCAAATTCAAAGGTGAACGTGGTGTTACGGGGGATTCAACAGGTGCTGGTGACATCTTCAGAGTGCATGAGCAACAACTAGATACCAATGTCACCATAGACGCCACAGAGAATGCTTTATGTGCTGGTCCTTTGACTGTGGCCTCTGGCGTTACACTCACCGTCACATCAGGGGGGAACTTGAGCATTGTCTGAGATACGAGCAACAACAATAAGTGATGCGGCTGGTACTGGCCCTATTACTTTGACTAAGCAGAGTGCAGCTAAGGCTTGGTGTGATTTAACGCATACAACTAACACAATAAATGACAGCTTTAATGTCAGTAGTATGATAGACGTAACTGGCGGCGTACCAAGAATAAATTACTCTTCGTCTATGGCCTCTTCATATTATTCTGCAAGTGCTTTGAGCATTGCAAGTGGTGTTTCATATACGGTTTCTATTCTAAACAGTCACACTTCAACTTATTCAGATTATGTAAGCCTTTACACTACAATTATGGGTAGTGCTGTGGATGCAACTTCTCATTTAATGACAGTAAATGGAGACCTAGCATGAGCACACTAACGGTCACAAACATCAAAGCTACAGGTGAGACAGCTAGTCGTGCGGTGTCAGGGGTTGCTGCGGCTTGGGCTTTTGCTGATGGGACAGGCGCAGCATCAATTAGCGATAGCCAAGGCATCTCTGGGTTGGTCGATAATGGAACAGGTGATTACACTTTTTCATTTTCTAATAGTATGAGCAATGCAACATATGGCGGCGGTTCGGCGGCTGCTTCCTCTGAAGCAAATGGTCAAAACTTTCAGTTACACATATTCGCTACTGGCTCCATTAGAACAAGGGCTGAAAATGCAAGCGGAACTTTAACAGACTGTTCTAGGCTTGTTTTTAATATCCACGGAGACCTAGCATGAGTACGTTATCTGTCAGCAACATCACCGATGGCACAACAACAGTCGGCACTGAGTATGTGGTCAATGGGTCTGCGAAGGCTTGGGCATCTTACAATGGAACAGGGACAGTTTCCACGAGGCAAAGTTTTAACGTCACATCAATGATAGATGTGTCGACAGGAACTTTCACTTTTCAGCTTACGTCAGGACTTTCTGGCTCTGGAGTTGTTGGAAGTGCGTGGAACTCAGTGGGTGAATATAGTTCTAGTGCTGAGTATCCAGTGCAAACTGGTGGTTACGCTACTGCAAGCTATTTTAAAGCAATGTGTGGAAGTGACAGCACAGCAAGAGCAGATTGGTACACAGGTTCAGCGGGATGTATGGGAGACTTAGCATGACCCACGGACACCTATGGGAACGCCTACTAGAAGCTAAGTCACGCTTGAAGCCTGTGCAGTCTAAGTATCGTGTGCTGTTCGAAGACCCGAATGCACCTGACGAACCTGCCAAGGTGCTTGTCCCTGATCCAAACTGGATGGCTGCGGCACTTGCTGGCAACGTATTACCGTCCATCGACACCTATCAGCGTGATCGTTTGGTGCCTGATGGAGAGCCAAAGGAACACCCCTACGCAGAACCTATCGGTGCTATGACAGAAGAGGAAGCGATTGAGTATCTGGTCATGAAAGACATCGACCCTGCCGTGTGGCGGGACTACCAAGGCAACCGCACGATCATGAAGATTGTGCCTGTTGAAATGATCCCAAGTGATCGGTCATTTAGAAACGCATGGAGAATTATGCAATGACAACTTACATCAATATCAACGGGGATGTTCGTGATGCAGCATCTCTTACCGTTCCAACCGACCGTACCTTCAGAGGCGCTTGGCAATTCAATGGTGATGCTGTCGAAGTAGACATGACTGCGGCTGTGGCAATCCACAAGGACAACCTACGTGCAGAACGTGCGCCACGTCTGGCTGATCTGGACGTTGCCTACATGAAAGCCTTGGAAGCTGGCTCTGGTGCGGCTGACATTGCAACCCAAAAGCAAACACTGCGTGACATCACAGATGATGCACGTATTGCTGCGGCAACCACACCTGATGAACTCAAGGCATTGGACTTGGCTACCCTGTTGGGAGAATAAGATATGTCGAAGGCACGGATACTGCGTCAGGTTGAGGCGGGAACGCTTGTGATACAAGAGGCTGAGTGATGCAGCTTACCGACGATGAGCTAGAGCGTCTTCTAGACGCAGCCGCACACAGGGGCGCATGTCAAGCTCTCAGTCAACTAGGGCTGACCCCAGAGGCTAAAGAAGATCTAAAGGAGATGCGTGATCTTGTGTCGGCGTGGCGAGTCACACGGCGGGAGATCGGACGTACAGCCATCCGCATTTTAACAACAGCCGTCATTATGTTTATGGCAGCGGCTATCTGGATGAACTTCAAGACCAAACTCTAATAACGACAATTATAATAACAACATGGGGTTCAACCTATGATCGAGGTCCTAGCGCTTGCAGGGGCTGTCACTCAGGTGGCAGGCGGCATTTCATCTGCAATCAAAGCAGGCCGTGACATAAGTGACCTCATGCCTCACATGGCACGTCTGGGGAAACTCGACAGTGAAATCCAAGCTGCTGAGGCTGGGCGACACAAAGGCCCCCTAGGACGTTTGTCGTCTCCAGAACAAGAAGGTCTTGCCATAGCACAGGCTAAGATGGCCCACACGAAAGCCATGGACGACCTTCGAGAAACCTTCCAACTCTATGGACCCCCCGGAAGTTGGGCTATGGTGCAAAAAGAGATGTCTGCAGCGCGCCTGAGACATAAAGAAGCTCTAGAAGAACAGGCGAGACAACGCGATGCCCTCTTCTGGGGGCTTTCGGTAACCGCCGGTGTCCTTGTGTTTATCGCCGGTCTTGTCTTTATGGTCCTAGGTTTAGAGAAGGTGGTGAACGGATGACCATCGAAGAACGTGAAGCATTCAACATGCATGAATATCAGGTCAACCGAAGACGCATGTGTTGGCTTGCGCTGACCATGATGCTGATAACGACAGCCGCCACAGTCTACGACCCGCTGCGCATGGAAGCTGCAGAGAGCATCCTGATGACGCAATATCTGGCCCTCAGTGGCCTTGTCGCTGCCTACTTTGGCTTTGGTAACAAGAAGTAGACCAGTCGTCACAAACCTTAAGTAAAATCAATGGTGTAGGAGAGATCCAATGAAGTTTCTAGCGTCCCTGCTGGAGCCAGCCACCGAGCTTGCCGGTAAGTTTATCCAAGACAAGGATCAGGCCGCAAAGCTGGCACATGAGTTGGCAACGATGGCTGATAAACATGCCAACGAAGTAGCCCTAGCCAACATCGAGCTTAACAAGATTGAGGCTGGCGGTAACTGGCTGCAGCGCTCATGGCGCCCAATGATTGGCATGACGTGTGCTCTGGCCTTCGCTTGGCACTTTGTGTTGCAGCCGGTGGTCGTCTTTGGTGTCGCCTTAGCTGGCCTGACGCTGCCCCAGCTTCCTGAGTTCGACATGGGATCTCTTCTGACTGTCTTAGGCGGTCTGTTGGGTCTTGGGTCACTTCGGACATTCGAGAAAGTAAAGAAGGTATCATCCTAATGAGAAACTTAGATGAAATCATCGTGCACTGCACGGCGACACGTCCTGAGTGGATGGAAGCCAACGCAACGAGTGCGAAGGTGGCAGAGTTAAAGAGGTGGCATTGCGACCCTAAGCCTAAGGGCCGTGGCTGGTCAGATATAGGTTATCACTTTGTTGTCGACCGAAATGGAGCCGTGGCTGAAGGACGACCTCTGGCTCGCAGTGGTGCTCACTGCAGAGGACGTAACGCAAACTCTATCGGAGTGACCCTTGTGGGTGGCTTCGGATCTGATGCAGACGATCAGTTCGACGAGCACTTCACGCAGGACCAAGCTGATGCTCTTGTGGCGCTGCTCAATAGGCTGTCGACAGAGCATAAGATCAGCAAGATCACAGGTCATCACGACTATGCAAACAAGGCTTGCCCCGGCTTTCGGATGGCTCAATTCAAGCGTGATTACATGAGTTAACTGTCCCCCATCGAAGGATAGACTGAAGCACAGGTCGACTAATTGTCGATCTGTGTTTTTTCTTCTTGAAATACACATCCGTTTATCCCATATTAGTCATGAGGGCGGCAACGTCTGACATTAGAGGAAGCAGCGGATTGCAAATCCGTGTACACCGGTTCGATTCCGGTACTCGCCTCCACAAACTAATGTCAACGGATGTCGGTCCCTCGTAACTTAGAGGAGACTTAGACGATGACTTACTGTTCCAACTGTATCACCGAAGAGCAATACCGTGATGGCCCCTATGGCGGCTCAGTTACAGTGTACACACCTTGTGTCCCATGCGCTCTCGAAATGAGTAAACCCCGCAAACTGTCACTCAACAATGACCCTCGTCGGTACGACGAATGGGAAGCTTTGTATTTGGCTGAACATGGGTTGGTCTGACGACCTACAGACATTCTTGAGGCAGATGTTTCCACCGAAGCTGCCTCAGGAAAAACCACCGGTAACCTCATACAACAAACCTTGGTTGCCAGCATACGAGGGTGAAGACCCACCCTTCTAAACTCAGAGAAAGACTTAGAGATGAACTTAGCAGACTTTATCAGACTTCACGCCCACCGGATTTGGAGCGACAGAACACTGAGGGACAACCTTAACAAGCTGGAGCGCGTATGTCGCTTCGAGGGCTACGGAGAGCGCCCCTTAGCGTCCATAGGCGCATCAGAGGTCTACCAGTACCTCGACAGCTTACACGCCTCAGGCCTCAGCCCCGCGACAGTCAACCGCTACACCGCCTGCATCACCGCTGTCTTCAAGTTGGCTTGCGAAATGCGCCTAGTAGATCACCCGATCAAAATAAGCTGGCAAGATGAGGGCAAGGGCCGTCCACGCTATATGACCAAAGAGGAACTTGAGAAGCTCCAAGGTTGGT